TCGGGCGAGGAACGCAGCACGCGCAGGCTGACCGGCGCGCCTGTGCCGCCCTGGCGATACTCAGCATCGCAGCCAAGATGTGGATCGGCGATCAGGCTTGCCATGGCGGTATCGAAGGCGCTCATCGTTTCAGCACCTCGACAATGCGCGGCAGCGTCTTTTCGGCGGAACGGCCAATGACATAGCCACCAAGGCCAATCTCAACGATCCCCCACAGTTTCAGCGCTTCCGCTTTGCTGATCCCCGGCGCCGACCAGCCAAGCCAGCGTGCGACGATCAGTGCGCCAAAGGTCAGCATCAGGATTGGCCGCCAGCAGGCAGCGAGCCAATGTTCCGATTGGGCCTCGGTCTTGATGATATCGGCGGCGGCTTTCTCCAATTCGCCCGCGCGCGCGAGCAAGGCGGCGTTCAATTCCGCCTCGGCACGCTGCCGCGCCTCGGCATCGGGGAATAGCCGCTTGAGAGCATCCCCCAGGATCGGTACCAGGGCGGGCAGCAATGCGCCGATCATGGGTATTTCCCCCGTTCCAATTCGAAATGCGGGCCATCCGGGAAGCTCGCCCAATCACCGCCCCAGGTAATGGCAACGCCAAGCTTCTGTGCGGCACCCTTCATGGCTGCAGCGAGTTGCGCGTAAAGCGGCCAGTCCCAACGGATTTCGCCATTCTCCGGCACGCCATCGCCATCATCGAGCCAATACCCGAGATCCACAGCATGGCCCGTCAGGTGACGGCTATTCATGGTGCGCGATGCACCAAGCGCGACAAGCTTCGCCTGGCGCTCGCGGGACCGCAGCCCCTCCAGCACGATGAAGGGTGCGGCCTTGCGCGCCTCAATCACCACGCGCACCAGATGGGGATGCACGCCTTGCAGGCGTTCGTGATCGCGCGCCAGCATGTTCGTCATTTTCACGCCCCCGCCGCCGGGACGCGGTTGAGCCAGACGCGCACCGTGGCATCGGTAGCCAGCGCGGCCTGGGTCGCGATACCCACCTGGAAATTACCAGCGGCGGTCGCGGTAATGCGCCGGTTGGTATTGTCCCAGAAGACCCGTACACCGGCACCGATGGCCAGCGCCGGTTCCTTGGTGAGGTCGAACACGCCCATGGTCGCGGCCTCGATCATGGCGTTCTGCACGCCATCCACGGCGGCGACGCCGAACAAGGCACCGACCAAGACGCCCTGGCCAGCGGAAACCCCGGTCGCATAGGGCACGGCAATCGCCAGGCTATTGCCCGGCTGGATGAAGTTACGCATGGAAAGAACCTCCTGAAACGCAACAGGCGCCCCGAAGGACGCCCGTTGCGAAATTGCGATGATGAGAAAGACGGAGAGCGATCAGGCGCCCGGATTAAACCAAGCCCCGCGCCAATCGATGGCGCCGACGCCAAAGTCGAAGATCACGCTGACCTCGACACCATCCACGCCAGAGACCGGACCAGTGGTGACTTGCGGTCCCTCAGCGCCGTTCAGATAGCCATAGACATAGACCGGCGCCGTCGGCGGATCGGCAAACAGGTACCAGCGATTATTCGGGATCAACGGTTCGACCAGCGGCTGGACAAAACCCGCATAGATATTGGCGTGGCTGATCTGCGTGGCACCCACACTCACCGTCAATTGCCGTGCGGGCAATTCAAGGCTCGGGCCCACCAGAAGCTTCATGGCATTGCCGACGGAAATCGGCAGGCCATCCAGCGTCTTTTGCCGCAGGATCGCAGCGCGACCATTGGCAAGGTTGTTGATGTCCAGCACACTGCCCGCCGCCGCCTTATTCAACCGCGCGGCGGCCGTGCCAAACACCGCAGCCGGGCCGTTCGTCAGTGTCGGGCCATCGCCATTGGCCTGATTGAGCAGCGCATAGGCCGTGGCATTCTCGAAATCCGCCACGCGCCGGCCAATGGCGGCAGCGAAATCCGTGAAGGCGCCGAGGTCGTCATTCACCAGCATCGGGCGGGTCACGCGGATGCGCCGCGCGAAGGTTTGCAGCAGGACGATTTCCTGGCTTTCCGACATGGTGCCGGCCTGGATCTCGCCATTTTCCATCAGCGGCATGAGCGTCGGGAAATCACCGACACGCAGATGACGGTGCGGCTTGAAGTCGCGGAAATCGCGGCGGAGGAAGATCTGCCGATAGCTCGGCGCTGCCGGCTGATAGGCAGCGAGCAGCATTTTGTTTGCCGCCGCGGACAACAGCAGCGGAAAGTCCGAAGTGGTGTGAAAGGCGCGCTCGGCGAGCAGCGTCGGGTTACGCGGGACATTGCGTTCACCGCGAACCCTCAGCAATTCGCCTATCATGTCCGATGGCCGCCAGCCCATGAATTCGGCATGGCGCCCAGCACCCTGCGGCTGATAGCCGGGCATGCTGCGCGCCGCCAAGGCTTCGGCCATGGCATCCAGGATTTCCGAAGGCGAGTCATGCCCCGGCCCGGTTTCCGGTCGCGCCGGAATGGCAGGCGGTGGGGCACTTTTCACCATGGCGTCAAACAAGGACCGGCGCGCCTGGTCCGGGTGCCAGCCACGCTCGACAGCCTCAAGCCGGATATGTGCAGCGGTCTCGGTGCCGACCAGGGTGCGTGCGGCGTCAATCGCGCCATCAATACCGGCGATACGCTCACGCTCGGTGCGTTGTGCCTCGGCACGGAGCGCCTCAAGATCGGGCGGGTTTCCACCGTGGTGGTTGCGGGCGGCGACGCGGCGGGCGGCGCCGAAGGGGCTGCCGGGATTTCCGGCGTCGTCTCGGTCATGGGAATTTCCTCATCAGGCAGGGCAGGTTCAATGGCGAAGGACGGCGCGCCCTGCGGCGCCGCGCCACGCACTTGCGCATCCCGATCAACGGGGATGGGCACGATCGAAATCTCAAAAGGTTCCCAATCCACGGCGCGGTAGATCATCTCGCCGCTCACCGGATCGGGACGCTGGTCATAGCGATGCACGCGATAGCCAATGCTCACAGCGCGCAGCGTGCCATCGGCAATGCGCTGCCAGAGTGGTTCCACATCGGCAGCAGCAGAGAATTGCAGCCGTGCATGGCCGCGTCCGCCTTCAAGCCGGGCGGCAATCACACGGCCCAGCACATCCCGCGCATCGCTGCTGCGATGGGTATTCAGCACCGGTGCATTGCCCGAGCCGAGTTGCGCCATGCGCACCGCATTGGGCGACATGTCCAATTCCTCGGTAATGCCGCCGAGGGACGGGACAAAGTTGCGCGCCCGCGCGCCGGTGGACCAGACGACCTCGACCGTGCGTGCGGCACGGTCCACGGTGGCGGGTGCGGTGATGGCGCGGCGGGCGGTGATCGATTGCCCATCGGGGGGAAGTCGATCGGGCAAAGCGGGATCAACCGGCGCAGGATCGCTCCCGCCCGGGTCGGTGGTTTCGGTCATGGTGAGCCCTATGCTGTTTGGGTATCTGCCGGCGTTGGCGCTGCTGCCCCAGCCGCCCCAGTTGCGGCGATTTCCACTGCCGCCATTTGCGCTGCGTCCTGCGCGCCGCCGGATTTGGCGACACGCCTTGGATCGGTATCGAGTGAGATGCCCGCCGCATCGAGCGCGGCATTGGCTTCGCGGATCATCTCGACCGCCGAGCGGAAATCATAGCCAAAGGCGCCGGCGGCCTCGGGTTGCGGTACAAAGCCCGCACGCACCTGGGCGATCAGCGCTGTGGTATCCTTCAAAGGATCAATCATTTCATGCGCCGGCGGCACATGCGCGACGCCCTTCGGCATGGCATCCGCCCAAAGCCCGACCAGCGCGCCCTGCGCATGAAAGCGCTCGGCGATGGGTCGCACCAGCATGGGGATCAGCATGCCGTATTGCACCTGTTCGCAAAGCCGCCGGAATTCGATCTTGCCTGCGCGGAGACTGGAGTAATTCGCCTGCGTCAGATCGCCGGAGACCTGGTCGTATGTCAGGCCCGCACCGACAGCGGCGGCTTCAAGCGAGCGTCGCGCGAAGGCGGTATGCGACCCACCGCCGGAGGGGTTCACCACACTTACATCACCCTGGCCACGCCGATAGAGGATCATCCCTGGTTCGAAGCTTTCCACTGCACGGCCTTGCGCGTCACGCAGCAGGCCAGGGTTGTTATCGCTCGGTTTGGTCAGGGTTTCCTCACCATCATCAGTGACCACCGCAGCGAGGCAGGCCTCGATCTTGGCTTTCATCAGCAACGCGGCTTCGTAATCGCCAAGGTCACGCAGTCGGAGCAATACGGGCGCGAGCCAGGAGACATCGCGCAATTGCCCAGGACGGCGCTTGCGAAACACATGCAGCACATCGCGCGCGGGGATGAAGTTGCTGGCGAGCCGCGCGCCCGGCAGCATCCATGCGCCGGGATGCGTCGGGAACAGCCAATAGCCAATCGGCTCGCCAAAATTCCCAAGTGCGATGCCCTGAATGGTCGGCGCGCCATTCACCACGCCATTGCGCGCGGTATCCAGATGATCGCTTTCCAGCACCTGCAGGCTGAGGCCGATCGGGTTCCGC